AATAGTTTGCGGTGACGGTCTAGTCAGAGATGAAAAAGATAAAGATGGGGATGGAGTTCAAGATCCAACACAACCAAATACGCCATAAATGCAACTCAAAAAGAAGAAGATTCGTTTAACTTAGAACTTAAATACTTACAAATATAATAAGAATCTACAATATCAGACACCGGACTAGAAATACCCTTCTTGTCCGGTGTTATTATAGATTTAAGTAAAATATTGGTTTCTGAAATAAAAGAATCGTACATCTTTTCTTTATCTGCATTTCCCTTACCTGTTGCAAATTTTTTAATTTCAGATGGTGTAAAAATTGTAAGGGGTATGCTTTGTTGATATATTTTATATTTCAATACACCAGTATTTTCTGCTATGTGAAATATTCTTCCCTGTGCCCCATATGCATATCCTTCCAATGCAATTTGTTCACATCCCATACAAACACGCATGACCCAATCGGATATGGTGTCGTATCTTTCGCATTCCTCATCATAATCTTCAAAATTCTCTCCATGAATGTTCGTAAGAAATGTTGTGGCATTTTTCTTAACATCACTCAAGAAGTAGAAAGAACATTTATTAAAAGAAAAAGGATACTTGGTATCGGTGATACAAATTGCTGGCCCATTTAAACTATAATCAATACCTGCTATTATCATACAGATATTTATCGTGCCCCGAGCAGTCGTGAATCCATCTACTTCGGGTGCGATTCACGACTGCTTCGAGGTCTAAAATATTTATATGCCTAATTTACAAAATTGCAAATTTATGCCGAAATGTCAACCAATTCACACTTGTCTCCGCTGCAAGCAAATGTCTGAGTACCGGAAGTCTTGTCTTCCTTTTCGTACTTGACCAGATCGCCCCAATTAACATTCCGTGGCATCTTAGCAAAGAGTGCTTCATATTCTTCCTTGCTGCACTCTTGATAGGGTGCTTGACGATAATTGTGATCGCTATGTGGCAAGAATGAAATACCACTAATCTCATCAAAGTGCTTGTAAACCCATGCACCAACTTCCATCCATTCGTTCTCACGAACTGTTACGGTGATGCTTGGTTTATGTTCACACCAGAATCGTTGATAAGTCAACCAAAGTGCCAAGTGATCTAGGGCAGAGAGATCGTTACGGGTGGAGCATCCTTCTGGCGATTTGGTCGGGAAGGAGAATACCATAACTGAATCGGGTTTCATTACACACTTCTCGTATGGGAATCCCATATCAATCATCATCTTGCATAGAGGATCCTTTTGATCGGCACGAACGGTACGAATATAGTATTCGCTGTGACGAGGATGGATTCCTGATGCGGCATCAACCAATTGTGAAACCGTTCCAGACGGTTTGACACAAGTAATTGCTGCGGCAGGATTGATATTGATCTTCTTGGCATATTCCTTGTTTGTTTTGATTGCCAATTCCTTCAGTTCTATCAATCCCTTCTCCAGACGAATAACATCAGTTGTCATATTTTCGTTGTCAAGAATGCCTGTAAGAGAAACACCAAGCAAAGCCTCCTCTTCGCAGTTCTTCTTCCATTCACTTGAGAGGTAGGGGAAGTTCGTTAAAGACGCTTGGAACGTACCTAGGATCGTCGCTAAGCGGACCTTACGAGCAAGACTCTCTCCTGTGTCTTCTGCTCTTACAACGACTTCTGTTAGGTTGCAGAACTCACGGTCGCGTAGAATGATTTCGGAGCATGGGTTTGTACCGAAATCATAATTTGGATCTCGTCTATCGCCTAACTTAGCAACAGTCTTTTTGCAAGCCTCACGATTGAAGATGCCACGTTCGCCACTCTTGCTCTTATAAAGAGATACCCATTCTTCCATAAAGATGCCCATGTCTGGTTTTTCTTTATAGGCAACGGAGTTGTTGGCCAGTGCGCGCTGTGGATTGTCGTTCCACCAAGCGCCGGATTTTGCATCCCGCATTCGTTCATCAGTGAGATTACTAAGTGATATAAGTGCTGATCGTCGCACACCTCCGACCACGACAACTTCTGCAATCTTACATACGATATCATGGCATTCGATGGAAGTGAGTTTTCTTCCTGAAGCCTTCTTAAAAGTATCAGTTGTGAATCTAAAGAGATCTTCGAGTGGCCCCGGACCTGATGCACGACCACCAAATGTCTTAAGTCTCGCGCCAGAAGGACGAACCTTTGAGATGTCCCAGTTAGGAACCTGACCTCCAATAAGAAGGGAAACAAGTTCTCTATACGCTTTAGCCCAGCCAGCCTTACTATCTTGGACAACAATAGTGGTTTCACTGTTAGTAAACTCCTCTGCGATAGTCGGCAACTTCTCTACATATTGTCTCTCTACAGAAAAACCCACACCAGTACCACACATTAAAATATATAGTATTTCATCAAATGCGCGAACACGATTGATTGCAACATACGAGCAATTATATCCCGCTGTATTGTCACGATCAAGTGCTTCGCCTGCTGTCATTAAAGATCTCATGCTTGGCATGATTTCTAAATTCAAAACAGATGTTTCTAATTCGCTTCTCAATTCCTTTGAAAGAATAAACTTTTGCTTTTCCTTCAAATGATTTTCAAAGAAATCGAAATACCTCTTAACAGTTTCTTGCCAGGTTTCTCTTCTTTTTTCAGATTCGAGCCAGCGCGAGTAACGAGAAAGGTGTATAAACTCTTGGTAAAGAGTGGGCAATTTAATATCAGTATTCATTTTTTCTCCTGTTAAAGTTGGTAAGATATGTATGGTCAAGTTGTGGTCTTAGCAGTAAGAACCTTCCAAGATTCTGGAAACAAAGGTTCAATTATTTGCCCAATGGCATGTGCATATTGTTGTACTTCCCATTGTGCATGGGAATCGCTTCTTTGATGATATACTCTGGCATATGCCGATAGAGATCCTGTCCACCACCACTCGGTATATGTTCCTTGTGGAAGAGCAGAACGCGCTTGCTCGGGTGCAACGCCTTTATTAAGTAGTTCTTCATATGTGCGGAGTGATTCTCGGACTGTAAATTGATAATTACGATTGACTGTGTTATACGAATCATCGATTGGCATAAAATCTTCAGAACCTTGCTTTGCTCCGTTTGTTGGTTTGCCTCGCCAACGAGGCATATAAACCTCTGGTGAATTACTTACATAACGGCGCGATACTTCGTTCTCGACAAATCCTACTTTGTGTTTGAAAAGTTGAGTGCGAATAAAAATTGGCGCCTTAATTCGTAGCGTAATTTGGGGATGTGCAAATGGTGTCCAATGTTTATGTTTTGCAAGATATCTAATTAACTTTATATCTTTTTCACTAAGTATGCCATCGCCTTCATGGTTAACTTCTTCCCATTCACTTTCTTTATTGAAAGATACTCTTGCTGCATTTACAACGGTGAGATCGTCGCCCATGCAAGATACAAACTGTACAAATCCAATAGAATCCAAAACATTAATCTTCATATGTGTCATTTAATTTTTCCTTTTTCACATCTTTAAATTCTATACCATCAACTTTTGTATAATGCTTTGCGTAATCAATAGCTCTTCGCCACAAATCGGGATTCATTTCATTTACATATTCTGCAAATTTGAGTCCAAATTCAGCAACGGCTCTTGTCAGCAAATAATCATCTTTTCCTTCAGACATTGCATTTTTTCCAATTATGAAATTCTAAAACCGCCTTCAATCCTGAATAAACGCAATTCTGTAGTATTGAATCCATATATTTTTTCCCTTGCTTCTTCATTACTTCATTTATATCTTTTTCTTTGCAAGTGGATGGCCAGATAACAACATTAACCCCCATTTTAACAAGTTCCAAAAGAATTTCAACAGTTTGTTTATTTCTTGGTTCATTATCCAAAATGAATATTCCTTTTGGATATTCTTTTGCCATGTCAATAAATCCGCTGCTACCCAAACACGCAACAGAATTATCAACAAACATACTGTCTATTGGCCCCTCGACTATATAAAATGGTTTTCTTTGATTTAGTCTATCAATACCATAGATTAATTTAGTATCTTCTGTCTTTCTTAATGTAATATACTTTGGGACATTTTTCTTTGGCAGTTTAGAAAGTGTTCTTCCTTGAGCTCCAATTATATTTTCATCTTTATCTCGAATCAGAATGATAATTCGTTCTTCTTGTGCTAAACTATAATGGGATTGAAATTGTTTTGCAAATGCGCCAAAATCATCAGTATATCCTATATCACAAAATCTATTCTCCGGTATTTGTCTTTCTTGTATGAAAGCAGAAATATGTTCATCATCTACATTGTTTTTTGCAGATTTGAAATTATTTAAGCTATCAAACTTGATATCAGAGGTGAATGGATATATTTCTTCTTTTTCAGGCTTCTTGAAATTAGAATTACCGTTTTCGCCGGATCTATATCGTTCTAAAGCATACTCTTTGCATAATGGTAGAGATATCTTCTCTAAGAAATTATGCAAATTATGACCTATACCACAATTATGACATTTGTAGAAGAAATCATTTCCCTTTTTAAAGAAATAACCTCTTGCTTTTATTTTGCTTCTGTCTGAATCTCCGCACAGAGGACATCGGCAATTTGCAAGATTGTCTTTCTTCCATTTGAATTTCTCCAAAAGAGAAGAAACCATATTAATGTATTTTTTGTCTATATAAGTTGACATTATATCTTCCAAGAATCAAACTTCTTTTGGTCTTTGAAATTTGGAGTTTGCTTTCTTTCCTTTGAGAAGAAATCCTCTTTCTTTTGACCACTCTCGGCAATATATCCTTGATCTTCTTTCTGAACATCAAATAATTTCATTTTTGCTCGGTTGATTCCAACGATAAACTTTCTATTCTTTGCTTTATCGTTATACCGATTCTTCAATTGTTTCACCATTATCTGATTAAGTTCATCAAGTTCTTCTGTAGATATAAGAGCAAACATGAAATCGCAAGTTGCAGGCAATCCAAACGATTCTGAAGTGTTTTCCAAATCAACATCAGTATTTGAATATCCTGCACGATTAGTTTGTGTTGCGCTGAATATAGGAACATTGTATTCAATCGCAAGACCTCTCAATTCCTCGGCAATCGATTTAACATACTCGTATGAGTTTACATTCTTTGCGCCCTTGAATCTAGAGGAAGAACAAATATTCAGATAGTCAATAAAGATAATATCAGGTTTAAACTTCTTCTTTAGTTTCAACTCATCTAAAAGAAATCTGAAGTGATTGGCATTTGCAACACCCGTTGGATATTCTTTGATGATCAACTTTCCGGTAACTCCTGCGGCAGCAGATTCTACCTTCTTCTCGTATACAGTCTTCGTCAAATCCTTAAGATCGTCCAGATTCACATCCAAGAAATTTGCATCAATTCTTTCTGCAATTCTCTCTTCTGCCATCTCACAAGTAATATACAGAACATTCAAGTTTTGCTTCAAACAGCAAGCAGCATGATGGCATAAAAATAAAGACTTACCAACACCCGTACCTGCCATAACAATGTTCAGAGTCTTGGGTGCAATTCCATCCTTTGTAATTGAATTGAAGTATTCCAAATCGAACGAAATCTTCTTTTCGGTGATATGATAAAAATCATATCGCTTAGAATAATCTTCGATATAATCATGACCAATATTAGGATCAAACGAAACCGCCAATGCTTTGCTTAGTATATCAGGAATAGATCCGGCACTTTGCTGTGACTTTCCATCAATGATATTAACAGATTCCATGATTGCATTATAAACTGCTTTATCTTTGCAAAAGGTTTCTGTTTCCTTTGTTAGCCAATCAACATCAACAGGATCGGAATCTTTTGATATACTCTCAATGATTTCAGATATCTGCTTTACTTCATCGTCGCTTACTGATCGATTCTTATCAATGATAATGAACAGTGCCTCCTTTGTGGGGAGGCTATTATACTTCACAATATAATCCTGAATCGTTTCAAAAACAAATCTCTCTGAACGATCATGAAAATAATCTTTGATTAGAAATGGCGTCACTCTCCGGGAGTAAGACTCATTTTTTATCAGGTTGTGAAGTATAATCTGTTCTATGCTGTTCATTCAGAATCTCCAGTATCTTCTTCAGCCTTGGTTGAACCGTAACAGAATTCTTTATTTGCTGCCTCATTAATCTTGTTAAGAAGTTCTTTTGTAAAATATTTTTCAGGTGATTCATACATTTGCTTCTCAAAAATTTTAGATCCATCAAGGAGTTCCACTCTTCCCGATGTCTTCTTCAGTATACCATGTTCAACTGCCAAGTCAACAAGACCGTAATGAGGATCAAGGCCTGTTTCATAATTCAGACGCACATCTACCATTTTGTTTTCTTTGGTAAATCTTCCCTTGTTTAGACGGCAGTGAATGATATTTCCAACAACTTCACCATCGGCATTCTTATCTTTCTTCTTTGAAAGATAGATTATGATTGATGCTGCATACTTCAATCCTGCACCACCGCCCATTTCCTTGGTAGGAACATATGCACCAATAACATCATAAGTGTGATTGGTAAAGATCATGGGAATATGTGCAACACCAAGTTTAACTGTAAGAACTCTAAAGGTTGACTTAATTACTTGGGAGCGAGTCATATCACGAACTTCCTTGCCTTCGGCAGTGTCGCTCATCTCTTTTGAGGTAGACAACATACCAAGAGAATCAAGAACCATCATTGTCTTCTTTCTCTTGTCTACTGGCATTTCCAAATACTTGTCAACGATGGTAATTGCCTGTCTGCGGAATTCTTCTACCGTCGAAACCGGAAATACTGCAACTCTCTTTGGATCGATTCCACGCGAACGGAACATCTCGGAAGTTACTGCTTGCTCGGAATCAAAGTAAAGAACTACTGCTTCGGGATTGTCGTTCAAAAACTTAGATATCATTCCCATAGTAATATAAGTTTTACCAGTTGCTTGCTCGCCTGCCAATGCAACAATTTTATTATCTGGCAGTCCCTTGTAAATATCACCAGAAACTAAGCCATTCAAGATGTAACAACCAGTATCGACATATGCACTAACATCGCTTCCTTCCAAACCATCATCGACTACGGAAGCAAACTGATTACCAGACTCTTTAATAAATGTTTTCAAAAAATCGCTCATATTTTCTCCTTATGAAAATAAACTTTCCAATGTGTTCTTCTTTTCGTAATTCCAACCGATAACATTCAAAATACTGGATAGGGGATCTAGAAACGACTTTTCAAATTGCGTTCCATAATCAATGTATCCCTCCAATTCAAATTCCTTTGGCAACTTAGAAGGAAATGCAATGATTTGATCTTCGCCTTTCATTCCGCCAAGTGGATTTGGTTTCTTCAAGTGAAGATATTTAATTTTATCTCCCTCTCCAATTAATTTATACTTCTTATCAAGACCATTCTTGTTGACATGGTGATTATAAATTAACGCACCCTTGACCGCAATAGGAGTAGACTTCTTGTAGATGTAATAACTGTCCTTGTACTTATCCATACCGTTTACGCTTCTAGGAAACGCAATCTTCTCGGCAGGATAACTATAGAAGTCTTTTTTCACCGTTTCAATGAATGTAATTAGATCATCTTCTGTTTTATTCAGAATAATATCAATTGCCAATTTTAAGTTGTCACGGACAACTTCTGGCGTAGAACTGCGAGTGGTTTCAATTCCCTTGATTTTTAATTTTGGTTGAGAATATCGCACTCCTTCGCTATCCCATACATTCAACATATACCGCTTCTTTGCAGTCCAAATTCCCTTATCTGCAATTACTTCTCTACCCATAACCATTTTATTCTCATATGCATTCATCTTAAGAGCAAGTTGATCGAACTTCTTCTTGATAAATGGAAGAATAATCGTATTTGCAGCCTTGTCCAAAAGAGCCACAGTATCCTCTGTATTTTTGTTCTTTGGTATGAATTTGTCAACAAATGCGCCCATATTCAAATACACAGAATCTGTGTCGGATGCTATGACATAATCTATATCTGTTGTTTCTAGGGTTTTATTCAAAAACGAATTCAGTTCATTCATAATATACTGAATCGACAATTGACCCGACAATGTAATAGCCTCTGCAACTTCGGTGCTGTAATATCGGAAATACTCATTTCCAATTGCGCCATATGCAGAATTCAATTGAATCTTCTTCACCAACTGAAAGTTATGATATTGTGAAATATCATATTCAAGTTTATGTTGTAAATCCAACAGTTCTTGGTCTGTTAGTTTATTCAAGTCCATAGATGTATAGTATCACAAACTAAAATATCAGTCAACTAAACTATATTGCTTTTTTGCAGGAATGGATGGTTTCATCCGTAAAGATTTTCTTTCAGATGCCTTCCATAGACCATGAGTAAATCCTATGTGTTGACCATTATCGTATCCTCTCGAATACGCTATTCTATAAATCCCATAACAAACAATAGAAGTCAATATAATTTGTATTGTTTCAATCATTTTTGGAATCTTTCGATATTTGACTTGTGTAATTTGCCATTAGTTGAACCACCGATATCGGTCTATAGTTTAATCCTTCAGAATCAACGCCAACATCATAACGAATGTATCCCTCGCTAAATGGAGAGGTAATAAATCCCAATTTACCATGACAATGACCATGTATGTGTATTGGGCATTTTCTGTTCCATGTCGTCATTGGGTAGTGGTACATGCAAATATTGAATTTCTTAAGTTCCTTTGGCACATAACCACCAATATTTATTTCACAATAGTGCTCAACTGACTTAAAATGCTTATTATTAACATGTTCTGAACGAATGGAAGGATCATGGTTACCAAGAACCACATGAATATTCTCGCATTTAATATTTGAAAAGATATTATTAATACTTGAAGTCCAATGTTTGCCTTTTCCTAGAGAAATATCACCCAAGTGATAAAGAGTGTCTTTTTTAGAGACACAATCATTTATATTATGAATAAGTGCTTTATTCATTTCATTCACGTTTTTAAAATACTTTTCCCTATTGGTATAGTGAAGAATATTATTGTGGCTGAAATGTGTGTCGCTAGTGAACCAGATCATGCAATCAGTCTACCAGAAAATTTCTGCCATTGCGAGAACTTTCTCTTGCTTCTTGCATTATTTCTGAGTCTGCTTGCTTCCAACCCATATCGTATTCGTGCCAATACATTGTATTTTCTGTAACACGACCAAAAGCGGCCATATTGGCCTTTCCTTCGTTACGATCACGATGACCATCTTTATAACCTTGTCCTGCGGTGTATTCCATATTCACTCCATTTCAGTCGGAGAAGCCAGATTTGAACTGACGACTTCCTGCTCCCAAAGCAGGCGCTCTACCAAACTGAGCTATTCTCCGGTAATATTATATAGTTCTGTTATAGTTTTTCCTTGACAGGTATCACACCAACGAACCCATTTTCCTTCATCAATTAATTTCTTCATTGCATCTAATTGATATTGCCTAAATT